AAAGTAGGTGAGTAAAAATAATAACTCAAACTTTGTAAGCTTAGTGGTTGGATCGTGTGCAAATATTATATCTAAGTTTATTAAACTAACCTCTAACTCATCTAAATATTCTTCCAGGTCTTTTCCTGAAATAATTATATTGTAAGAATTTATAAAGGCTTGCTTTACTCGTTGTTGGTCTGATATTTTTTTCATTAAAATGGTGGTTCTATTATTGAATTTCCATCAACAAATAGATCATCTTCTATAATTGTTTCCGGATTTTCAAAAGGTATTTCTTTTACTTCCTCTCTTGCGTGTTTGTTTATTATTTGTATCCACCTTCCCTTACTCCCGTCTTTTCCTTCTAATGGATTTACACTTGTTTTATACACACCATATGATTTTAACCATCTATAAAACTCAGTCCTGGAAACCGTTCTCTTTGCTTTTGGCGCAAAGTCAGGGTTGTCAGCTATAAAATCAAAATATAAATCTTGTTTATAGACCTTAGCTCCATTCTCAAAATCTTCATTGGGTATATTTCCGTCTATTAAACCAAGCCACTCAATAAATTCGTGACAAGTTTTTTGTGCTAGCTTTTTAATTTTGAGATTAACAAAAGTACTTTTAATTAATCCGTTGTTCATATAAAGCTGTAAGCAATGAATCATATAGTTGTCAAACTGACACCACTCAGACTTATCCCAATCGCCAAATAATAATTTACCAAACTCATCTAATGGTGTGTAACTTGAATTGTAATGTTGTGCCAATTCTAATTCCCACTTTCTTCTTTCAAAAGAATTACCATCACCTCTTATGGCGTAGTTAGTAGTGATAGCAACCTTAGGAGATTTGTCAAAAGGAATTTTTATTGCATCTTTATTTTTCTTCTCTAATGTAAGTCCCTCTGTAATTACACTAAACAACCTTTCAAAGTCAAAGTTTTTTCTCACGTCATCAAAACAAAGTAGCTGAGTATCTGCCGAAACTAATTGATAAGGAAATGCTCTTTCAAAATGAAAAGCCTTACCATCTATTACCACTAACTTTTTCATATGTTGTAATGCATTCATAAATATACCTTTACCTGTACCTCCTTCAGGATCATTACTCAATACTTCATCATAGAGTATGACAGCTGGGCAGTAAGATAAATTTTTATATCCGTGCATTAAATATCCAATAGTACTTTCCATTGACCTTACTCTTTCAATGTTAGCCGCAGAAACATTAGATATAAACTTTTGGTAATCACAATCATCATAATCACAAAAAGCAAACTTCCGTGGTATAACGTGGTCTTTCCATACAAAACCACCTAAGTCTATGTAATCTATGGATTCAATTTTATTAGGAGATATCTTAACTGCACAATTTGTATAATACAAATAAGAAATATTTTTTGTGTCTTGCATAAAAAGAACATCTACGGAAGATAGTAAAGTTAAAAACTCTTCCCTAAAATATTTTGTGTTCTCCGCAAAATAGTTATAAACATCCACATCATTTACTTCCATTAAATAATTAAGAACAAAGTCTTTTATTTCTTTCTCAGTGGTGTTATCAATTAAATTATTTTTAACTCTTACAAACACGTAACTCGTACTACCCTGTGGGTTATACTTGTAAAACCCTGCTTCTTCTAAAAAGTTTTTAAACTTTAAATGAAATATTTTAATAACACCTTTGGAAGATCTTGTCCAAAAGTCAGCATTAGAATTTTCCAGGCTAATTTTATTTACTACTTCTTTAATCTTATCTTCTTCGTACTCTTCTCTAAGTTCTGCAACGATAGAATCTTTTGTCCTACCCTGTATTATTTTTGATTTTATTTCAGATATCTTCTGAGTATCTTCATATGATTTAGATCCAAAGTTAGCCACTTGTGAATAAGCTGAGTCAATAGTTTGCTTAATTTCTTTTGCGCTAAAACTTTCCGACTCGTATCTTTTCACAACAAACTCAGCTAAAGATTTACTTATACCAAAATCGTTAAACGCTGCAGCCAAAATATATAGGTTGTTGTTTCTTTGCCCTTCTTGCATAGGGTATTTTTTATCCCACCAATTAGTAAGTATTTCAATAATCTTACTTTCATCAGTAATAGGAATAGATACTTCACTGGTTTTTACTTCTACGGGAGTTATTCTTTCTAACTTCTCCACCCATAGTCTTGATTCTTCGTTTATATAAATCTCTGGATCATAACTTTCATAACAAACCCTAGATAAGTTCTTACAAGTTAAATCAAAATGAGTTGAATTAAAATGATCGTTCAATGCCTCAAAGAAAAAAACGTGTGAATCTATTTCATTAGGTATTTTGATTAAGACTTTTAATCCTCTACCTGATGGTGATATGAAGCAACTATACACGTACTCATCCTTACATATGTCTTTTTTAAACTTATGTAAATCATCATCACTTGCAAACTCATCGAAGTCCAAACATATTAAACCGCTATGCTCTTGAATGGAAGCATCGTTTCTTTTACTAAATACTCCACTAAAACAAATCGCAGGTAGTTGTTTCTTTAGTTCGTTTATTTTATTTTTTTGTTTTAACGATCTAATCTTTTCGATTAAATCTTTTGACTTACCATTTTGTATTCTATGTAAAGCCACTTCTACCCCTCTATGAAAAGGTTGACTTGTTTCTTTGATGTTTTTAAATAGTGTTATATACCTCTTATCCATTTTTAATTTAATTTAATTGTTAGTGCCGAAATGACGATTTTGTTATAAAATCTAGCGTAAATATATAAATAACATACAACTATATAGTTTTTATTTTTTTTATTTTTTATTAAAAAAAACGTCACTACTATAGTATTTGTTATATATATGTTTTGGTAAAAAATAAATATAATATATACTTAATAAGATAATATATCTTATAAAACTTTCATATATGTGATAAATAATGTCTTCCATAATTGTGTTTATAAAACGGGGAGTGAAGCCCCAATACTACCTCACCCCCCTAAGATAAAGCATTGTCCTCGTTTGGATCAACGCTAAATCTATATTGTTAGAAATTTACTTCTTCAGTTTTTTTGGGCTCGTAAGTATCCAACTCGCAGTAGTAGTTACCACCTTTTGCTTGTTTGATATCTAAGTTTACCCAACCATTCTTAGCGTGTGATGTTAAGAATGCTACCGCCTCATCAACTTTGATGGACTGCCTCCCTACTACAAATTCAGGAGCTGTTTCGTTTCTCTTAAAAGAAAAACCTGATGCAAATATTTTTTCTTTTGTCATCATTATTTGTTTTTAATTTACTCACAACTTATCTATACATAAATCCAGGGTGTGAGCATACCTGGAATTAATTTAGTAATTCATCAAAATAAAAATCATCAATAGATATCTCAGAATCTTCAGAAAAAAACTGACGATAGATATTAACTGCTCTCTCTACTTTTCTCTCTCCGCTTTCTAAGAACGCTTCAGTTGGTTTATAAATACCAAGCAACATACTTGTTTTATCTATGACGTAAAAATGTACAGGCACTCCAAATATCTGTTGGTATATGTATGCTTGACTATCATAGTTGTATTTCTTTGCTGATAAATGAAATTTAGATATGTCTGATGTGGTTTTTAGATCTATAATCTTATCCTCACATAGTACATCGGCCTTTCCCTTCCACTGCTCACCTTTTAAAAACACTACACCAGGTACTTCATACTTGTTTGTGTTGGCATAGATGTCATCAAAGAATTTAAAGTTAGCTTTCATTACGCTACATAGTTCTACTAAGTGATCAACTTCGTGCTGTAGTATAAGCATTTTTTCATCATAGTCATATAAATCTTTTTTATACGCTGTGCTATTTCTTGATCTTGATGTGCTAATTTTAAACGTCTCTATTTTGTCGGGTTCTAACATAAAAGTATGAAAGTACCTACCCTCTATCAACGCTTTTGTTTCTTGTACAGGTTGCCTAAACCCTCTAGGATTATTTAATAAAGTGTATATGTCTGAGTTCGATAAGAATTTTTTACCGAACTCTCCATAATAATCTTTATCATTCTCAAGGCGTTTTAATATCGCCTCCATTACTTAACTTCTTTTTTAATAGCATTCAATGCCTTTGGGGTAAAGTCATACTTCTTTTTCAAAGCATTTACCACAGCATCAAACCCAAGATGTTTATTAGCCACTACATACTTTAAGCAGTCAGACCATTTTGCATCTCCTATATCTATTACGCCTTTGTTTACAACCACCTGTGTCTTTCCGTGTGTATTGGTAACATCAGGATCATTGGTATCATCTATTAGTAATAAACCATTCAACGCATACTTTCTTGCATACGAAGAGGAACTGCCAAAGCTTTGTGCTATGTCCATCCCTTTTCTATTTGGATCTACACCCGCACAAGAACTTACTTTAATCTCTTCAGATCCTTCTCTGTAAGTAGCTGTGGCTACGATAGTTACAATTCCCCCCATATCTACCACCTCATCAGATAGTGTTATAGATGCTTTGTGTTTTTTTAGTATAGGCTTTACTGCCTCAAGTATATCCTCACAAGAACGATACTTGTATTTTCCAAAACTATTGTATTGGTTTTTAGGAGCCTTCAACTCCGATTGTATTAAATTTAATTTACTCATTGTTTATTTATTTATTGGTTATTTCGTTATAAAGATTTCTCCAGTCAGCATCATCATCTACTTTTTCTGCCATTTTATTTTGTGCATATATAATAGTAGAGTGATCAATATACTGATCGTACTTATCATTAGCATACTCCTGTATGTAATGAATGTTTATATTGTTTTGCTTACATATGTAAAAGAACATATGTCGAGCATCAATATTTTTTCTTTTTTTGGATTTATCAAATATATTTGATTGTGCTACTCTCAGTCTGTTGCAGACCTTCCTCAGTAGGCTTTGTATTGATTCTGTTTTCGTCATATTGTTGTTCGTTTAATAAATACTCTTGTTGTAAGTATACGTCATCAATGGTCATCAATTGATGATAAAACATATACATATCTTTACTTTTTCCCATTGTGCTAATATAATTATTGTTAGTAAAATATGCAAGAAATGTTGGTGATTTATTTACCTGTAAAAAAGTGGTCAGAAAGTGGTCAACCTGTAAAATAGTGTACAAAAAGTGATCTATTTTCAAGAAATAGTTTGGGTTAGCCCAAGCCACCCCAAACAACCCAAACTTTTTGACCTCCTCTTTACCCCCCTTTTACCCCCCTTTTCATTTGTGTTTCTAAATCTTGTAACACTCTAAGCATTCCTATGCCTTCGGCTTTTTCTCTTAAGTTTCCAAAGTCAAGTAGTTCCATTGCCATTTCTCTTTGCGTTTGTATAAATTTTTCTAAGTTCATCGTTTGGTTTATTTAATTTATATATAAATTTTATGGCATCAATGGTGGCTTTTATTTCTTTTTTTTGTATGTACTGCCACCATTTTAATTCTTTTAATTGCGTATTTAATTCTTTTAGATCCGCGATGCCGTTTATTATTTCAATGTCTCTGTTCGTCATTGTCTTCATCTGTTATGTGAACAAAGTTTTTTTCTAACCAATCTTTAGAAACTCCCTTCTCGACTAGCTTTTCTTTTAGTTTATCTTTTTTCATTTTGTTAATCTTAATAATTCTATGTGTTCAAATATGCTTACGAATACCTGTTCTGTTAGCCACTCGGAACTTAATACTTTGTCTAACACCCACCTCGCATCGTTTTCGCTTAGGTTGGGTGTGCTACCATCTTCAAGTTCATAGTTTAATACATCATCAATACACCATAGGTTATTGGTCTGATATCCTCGCAACTCTAACTCATTGCGTAAGTCTTTCGTTGATGCCTCTTTAAGAAATAAGTTTCGTGATAAGTGTTCTTCTGCAATCTCATCTATCATTTGAGATACATCCATACTTGGATAATGGTCTATTGGATTTCCAAAAGTTTTCTCGTAAAGAGATTCGATTTGCTCTACACTTAGGTTTTCTATTATATCTTTCATTTTATTTATTTTTTGTTATTTTATTTTTAATTATTTGTTCTATTTTTTTTTGTCTCTTGATTTCTTTATCAAGTTCTTTTAATTGTTTTTTTATTTGTTCTATTAATTGCATTTCTTTAGCCTTTCATTATATTTAATTAGTAATTCTCTTTTTAGTTGATCTACCACACCTTTCTCAACGGCATCCATACATATTTGATAATGTAATCTATGCACCCTTTCTTCGAGGTATAGCTTGTGTCTCATACATCTTCTGTATTTTCTAAATAGTTTCATAATCATCAATTAATTTTTCTAACATTGTGTCTGTATATATTTTACTATATAACTTCACTTCTCTATAATCTTTGGTGTATTCATTTCCATCTATGAATGTCATACCACCATTGCCGTCATTCCAAATGCTTATTCCTTTGTGATTTGTTCGGCATTCATACCCAAGCCCTCTCCGTGTCTCAAAGTATCTTACGTTTGTTACTTTTAGTTGTGTCATATTAGTTATCGTTTTTAATTGTTAGTATTTTGTCATTCTCTTTTTTAAACCATACCAATAAATTTATTAGTTGGTCTAACTCCAAAGCATTCAACCTATTCTCTGAGTAATGTAAATTAGTTACATTCTTGTTGAAGAGTTTTGTGGCTTGGATCTTTATGTCATTTATTAAATTTTGTTTGTTCATATCTAATTGTTTGTTTTTATTTAATTGTTTATCTGTAAAAGTTTTCTTGGTCTTTTTGTATTGCTTCCGCTTCTTGTCTCCATTCGTCAATTTCTTCTTCGAATACATAGTCAATGTAATCAGAATATTCATCGAATACAATCTCTCTGCATTTTTCCTCAAATTCATCTTTGTAAGAGTACAAGTCATCAGGGTTAATTGTTTCATCTAATTCATCGTGTAGCCAATAAATCTCATATCCATCAGCGGTATCTAATTTGTCAAATACATATGTTTTCATAATTGTTTTTTTTATTTTTAATTTACTACAAATCCTGTAGTATCTTTTTTAGCATCTCCTTTTGCCTTCAATCCTAATACTACATTTTTATGTTTAGTCATTTCTAAATCTGTTTTGTCTCCGTCTATTACTTTAAATCCTTTGTAAGTATTCGGTAATTCATTTCTAAATACTATCGACACATTACCCCCTGCATTTAATACGTTCATAACATCTTGTTCATTATCTTCCTTTCGTGATAACGTTACGTAGTATTTGGTGCCTAAATACTTTTTAACTTTTCCAGGTATTGCCGTATAGTCATAAACTATAATGTTTTTGTATGTGTCATCATTTAGCAAATCTAAATCCGCATACTTTTTTAATTGGTATACAAAATCAACATCGCTTAACGTGTTTAGCCTTAAAGCGAACATTTCATTTGTCAATTTACTTTTGATAGCTATTTTGTTGATCTCCTTTGCTAATTGATTAATAAATTTTTGCCTATCAAATAAATAATAATTTGTTTTATTTATTCGTGCCTGTTGTACGTTGGTAAATTTACCACGTCCAGCAGTAAATAAACAAGCTAATGCACAGCCTTTTGAGGCTTTTGGACATATATTTATACCTTTTGCATTCTGTGTGTGTGGTGCAAGTGATAAATTGAATGTCGTAATTTCATTTTTATCTATCTTTGTATTGCCCCCTTTAGATAGTAAATTTTTTACTTCTTTATATTGCTTTGTTGTTGTTTCCATTGTTTTTTTTATTTGTTTGCGAATGTGTAACAATCATTATAAAAACTTTTCTTATTGTATTTATATAGATCATTTTTATGTACATTTTGTGTCGATGTACATTGAACCATTAAAATAATTGTTAAAATAAAAATTGTCGTTGTTATAATGATTTGACTCAAATTCAACCAAATCATATTTTTTGTGTACTTATCCATAATTATTTGTTTTTTGTTTGTTTATTGTTTGTTAATCGTTGGTAAATATAGTAAAGTTTTTTAATGTGCAAATGTTTTTTAAAAAAAAAGAGGTGGTTAAATTCAGTAAACAATTTACGTTTGTTGTTTTTTATTACGCACTCTATTAACCCTATTGAAAGGTATATAATTTTTTATATATTCATTAATTAAAATTATCTCCTTTATATTTCGATTACCTCGCAAAAGTTTTAACCTCTTTTTGTTTTTAAAAAAGTATTGTTTCAATCCTCATAAATTTTCTTTCATTTCGTCAAAATCCCCAAAAATTTAATGGTTTATCATTTGTTAAATGTTTTTTTGGATTGCGTTTCCGTTTTGTTTTTTTCTTTTTTCAATACTCTTTTAATTTTTATTTAGTACTTTGTTTTTTTATTATTTGTTGTAGTGTTGAATATATTTCTTCCACGGTTTTAGGGTGGTAAAATTCCCTCCATTTTTTGGAGGTGGGGCAAAATTTATGTCCTTTTTGTTTCATATCATAAAACCACCACGCCTCCTCTATTACTTCGTATTTGTCAAGTATGTGTTTCCCTTTTTTCATTTTTTTTAAAGTTTAATTATACAAGGACATTTAAAAATGTTTCTGCTTGTTAGCTTTATTCAACTTGCAATAAATTAAATCTTTGCTTTGCTTCTGTCCGTTTTAGATGTGGTCTCCATCATTTAAATATGTGTGTTTTTATGCTCTCTTTGCTCTTCTTCGCTCCCTTTGTTTGTTTGCTCTTTCAGCCTTAAAAATGCTTCTATCTATTTCGTTTATTTGCTGGTCAATTATTCCCTGAATTTTTACCAGTCTACGCCCCTTTTTATGCTTGTTTGCTCCGTTTCCTAGATCAAGTTTATAATCTTTTTTATTTGCTCTATATTGTATCATCGCTTTTGGTTTTATTGGGGGCTTTCGCCCCCTTGTTTTTACACCTGTGCAAGTACTGCGATTGTAATTACTAAAATCGTTGTTAATGTTATGATTTTACTCAAGTTAAACCATAAGATGTTTTTTTGATACTTATTCATAATTGTTTATTTTAATTTAAGTTTTGTTTGTTTGCAATTCGTTTGCGTTTCGTTGGTACAAGTATAGAGAATAAAACAAATACAATCCAAATTTTGTTTAACCTTTTTGATTTTAATCGCACCAGGTTAACAACAGATAAGAAAAAAAAGTTTAGCACGTTAAACAAAACAACAAAGTTTTCTAATCTGTTTAACAGAGATGAAAAAAAAATTAATAAACTTTTGTTTGATTTTATCACCTGTAAAACAACAATAAAAAATATTTTTGTTTAGGTTAATTATTTGTGGACCGGGTTCTATTCCTTCCCTCTGAACGTCTTGAAGGGAAGGTTTAAGATTTAAACTTAATCTGTTAATCAGGTTAATGTTTAATACGTTAAACGAAAAATAAATTATTGAACTTACTTTGATTTAAAATTTAAAATCCCAACGTGTATGCACACGCATACGCTACGCACACACCACGCAACACACACGCACATACACACACACGTAAAAACGCCAAAAAATCCCACAAAAAAAAATTTATTTTATACCCCCCTATTACAAAAAAAAATCGTTTTCGTATATGCACACGTATACGTATATTAATATATAACCCCCTACCTCTACATATCTAATATATATATAGTATCTTTATATATACTGTATGTTACTACAGTAAGATCCTTGGGACGTTTTTCTGCTGAGAAGTGAAAAGCCAGCTGTAGTTAAAGCCTACCATCAGCAGTGTCCTGGGGTTAGTTTCTTTAAAATAGGTCTATTTTGTGACGTTTTAGTACTTTAGTGACGATTATTATAAGAAAATAAATAAAAAAAAATAAAAGTATATATAAGTGCTTTTTTTTATAAGTAGCTTGAAAACTATAAAAAATCGTCACATCGGCACTTTAGTTTGGTAGTATAATATTTCTTTATATATTTGTTACGAATCTAATTTAATTAAATACAATATGTCCTACACCCCTAAAGAGTTGGTCTTTGATGAGAAGGCCAAGCGCAAGTTAAAAAGCGGTATTACTAAAATCTGCAACGCAGTAAAGAGCACGCTTGGTCCGGCTGGTAAAACAGTAGTTATAGAATCCCCTAATCATACCCGTGGTATTACAGTTACAAAGGATGGAGTGACTGTGGCTAAGTCGGTTTACTTGTTAGATCCGGTAGAAAATCTAGCGGTTCAGATGATTAGAGAGGCTTCTCAAAACACTGCAGATTCAGCTGGTGATGGCACGACAACGAGCATAGTTCTAGCGGAAGCATTGATAGAACAGGGCTTGGAGGAGTTGGAGGAGCAGCCAGATATCAATATTCCTAAGCTTGTAAAGCAGATAGGCGAAGGAAGGGATAAAGTAGTCAAAGAGCTGGAGAGAATGGCTAAGAAGCTAAATAAAAAGAGACTGCTTGACGTGGCTTCTATATCGGCAAATAACGACAGAGAGATAGGTAAGATCATTGCGGAGGCTTACGAGAAGGTGGGTGCTGATGGTGTGGTGACGGTAGAGAACTCGGAGACTTCAGAGACTTATGCTGAGGTATATGATGGTATTAAACTGCAGAGGGGATATACCAACAATGCGTTTATCAATAATCACAAGCGGGACGAGTGTGTGCTAGAGAACTGCTATGTGTTGATCACGGATCACGTTATTAATAATGTATTGCAGATTGAGAATATATTAAAACCAATTATTAATCAGGGCAAGGAGCTGCTTATTATTGCGGACTGCAGCCAGAACGTAGTGAATACGCTTGCGGCTAATGCAGCAAGAAATGGTTTAAAGATATGTAATATTGCTCCACCTAAGTTTGGCTATAAGAAGCAGGAGATAATGGGTGACATTGCTTTGGCTACTGGCGGTAGTTATATAAGCGAGTCTACGGGTGATGATTTAAATATGATATCGCTAGACCAGCTTGGTATAGCAGAGAAGGTAATAGTAAGTAGAGAAGACACAGTGATGATTGGTGGCAAAGGTGATAAGGTAGCTATTGAGGAAAGGGTGAAGGAGCTCAAGGTACAGCACGGCAGTTTAACGGCTAAGGGTGAGCGAGACTTTGTAACAGAGCGTATAGCTAGTTTGAAAGGTGGGATAGGAGTAATCTTTGTGGGTGCGCACTCTGACATTGAGCAGAAAGAAAAATTTGACCGCATCGAGGATGCGGTATGTGCTGTGAGTTCAGCACTTGAAGAAGGGGTTCTTCCAGGAGGAGGAGTTAGTTTATATAGGGCATCTTCTAAATTAATGGATACTGGTGCTAGTTTTGGAGAGATATTGCTGTATAGGTATTGTATTACCGAGCCTTTCTTTAATATATGTAAAAACGCAGGTATGGAGGATATGGAGATTGCGGAGATAGAGACGTTGATCCAGAACAGTGAGGTGAATATGGGATACGATGTGAAGAACAATATGTGGGGTGATATGTACAAGATGGGAATATTAGATCCACTTAAAGTAACTAAGAACGCACTAGTCAATGCTGTATCAGTGGCTACGACTATATTAAGCACTAACGCTATTATCACAATGGCGAGAGAGGTAAGTACTAACCAATAAACTAAATTAAAATGAGATCATTAGAAGATTGCAACGAAGAAATAGAAGACCTTTTATTAAAAGGCGAGACCGTAGACTTGCTTAATCTTTGTATAAATCTACAAAGAAATGATGTACTAGCAGATATTGAAGGAGTATTACAAATACTAAGCATAAAAATGAATGATATTGAAAATAAACTCGATAACATAGCTTTTAATTTATCTAACATATCAAAGGATATAGTTTAATGAAGCCCGTAAATAAATATATACTGATTGATCCGATTACAGAAGAAGTCAAGACTAACTCTGGGCTTTTGTTAAGCAGTGACGATAAGAATCAATTCAGATACAAGAAAGCAAATGTGGTAGAGACTAGTGACCTAGTGGAAACCATTAAGAAAGGGGATTCGATTTATTATGACAAGGCGCAAGCACACGAAGTCATTATCAAAGATGCTTCTTACGTGGTTATTCAAGAGCGTGACGTGGTGGTTGTTTTATAGACTTGTTTAATTCTATAATCGCATTTCGATAAACCTTATCCATATACTTTACATCATCTTTAAATAAGGGGTTGACTCTTGGGTCTTCCCCTATTTCTTCACCATTTAGCTTGGCATATATAGAGCTAACGGCTCTTTTACCCTTAAAAGACAGTTCGTATATATTTCCTTCTCTACCCTTTCCTTCTCTCCATAATCTAATATAACCTCTGTCGATTAGTTTTTTAAAACGAGTTCTATCCCAAGACATCATCTCGGCATACTGATGAAATGTTTTTTTGTTAAAAAAATTCTCACTGTATAGAAACAGCATCATATCCAGATCACCCACACTAAAACCATACTTGGCTTTAGCCCAGTAGCGAATGATTCGCCAGTACTTTAAATAATTATGAGAAGGGGTGATTCGTTGTTTAGGTTTGCGTAAAATCTTTTTCATATCTTTGTAAAATTAATAAATTAATCTAAATTATGATGGACAAATGTGAAAAATGCGGCAAGCCTCTTTTAAAAGAAACACTAGAAAAATGTGTTAATGCAGTTTGCGAATTAGCTATCAAAGCTATTGGAGATACTAAAGATAAATTAAATGGTAAATTAAACCATTTAAAAGTGTAAATATGGCACGTAAAAAAACCAAAAAGAAAAATAAAATTTGTGCTGCTGGAATAGCTTGGGCAAAGAGAACCTTTGACACTTATCCTAGCGCATATGCTAATATGGCGGCAAGTAAATATTGTAAAGACCCTAATTACGCCAAGGGCGCTAAAAGAAAAAAGAAATAATGGACGCAAAAAAATTAAGAGAAATATCAAGTCAATTAAAAAAAGCATCAGCTATGCATAAAGCTCAAGCAGGTAAAATTGACAGACTAATTAAATCACTTTCAAAAAAGAAGAAATGAGTAAGTTAAGTAAAGCACAAAGAAAGATTGCAAGGGCAGCTATGCCTTTCGATAAAATCACAGGAGCTGATTTTAAAGTATTAAAAATGATAAAAAAGAAAAAAAATGCCAACAGTAAAATATAAGTGTGGAGATTCTGGTAAGATGAAAACACAAAAATTTCCATACAATGCTATGGGAAAAGCTCAAGCAGTTGAATTTGCTAAAACAATGGGTGGTAAAATAACAATGAATCCAGGCAAAGGTAAAACAGAAATGGGTTATTGATGGGGGCTTTAAAAAAATGGAGAAAACAACGTTGGGTTCGTATAGGAACTGATGGATCTATAAAGGGTGAGTGTGGTACGAGCAAAGACAAAAAGAATCCAGACCGTTGTTTACCATATAAAAAAGCTATTTCAATGACAAAAGCAGAACGAGCAGCTACTGCAAAGAAAAAGAAAAGAGAAGGAAGCAAGGGAAAAACCTATGTATCCAACACAAAAAAGGGTAAAGTAACTAAAAAATACACATAATCGTGAAGGTATCTGAATCGACAGAATTTAAAATAGACATTAAGACAGTAATAGCCATAATAATGATAACATCTTCTTTTGTAGGTATGTATTATACATTACAAGAAGATATTGCAGAAGCTAAAACTTTACCTCCTACTGAAGTAAAAAGGCTAGAATATGACCTAAAAGAGCAGTGGAATAAAGAAAATATAGAAGATCTTCAAGAAAGAGTAGATATGTTAGAGCAGGTAGATGATGTTTTGTTTGAAGAATTAAAAGTATTGTCCATATTAATACAAGAAGGATCAGAGAGTGATGGTAAACTAGAAGAACTTAATAGACAGTTGGAAGAGTTAAAGAACAAAAAAAATAAACCAACTATAATTGTGAAGGAAGTAGAGGTAGAAAAGAAAAAAAGAAGGTAATGGCTACGAGTAAAAAAAATATGAAGTGCAATGTAGTACGTGCTAGCACAAGACCTGGCAAGAAAAAAATGGTAAAAGCTTGTCAGGGCGGCAAAGAAAAGTTAATTCACTTTGGCGCTAAAGGATACGGCCACAATTACTCAAAGGCAGCTAGAACAAGTTTTAGAGCTAGACATAAGTGTAACACGGCTACATCGAAGTTGACAGCTCGGTACTGGGCGTGTAAACACTTGTGGGCTGGCAAAGGAGGCTCTACTAAGAGTTCTCCTAAATCAAGAAGAGGTAAATATTAATTTGTATATTTGTAAAAATAAATAACTATGAAAAATTTTATGGACGGACTCGGAATGATTGATGGCCGGGAAGTTAATTTAAGACCACAACCAGAAATGGGAATTTCTAAATTAGCTAGAATGAAAAAACAAATGAAAAGGTACGATAAAGTACAGATGATGGCAGAAGCTCAAGAGCTAGCTAATGCTAATATAAATCTTTTTAAAAAATAAAACTTAAATAAAATGGCAAAAACATTAAAAAAAACATCTAAGCAATATGTTAAAAGTGGATTTAAAACAGTAAAACCAAAAACATCAAAAACTTTAGTTAAAATATCAAACCCATATAATAAGTAAAAAATGAAACATCAAGGTTACAACGACAGGCTAGACGAGTCATTAGGAATGAAGCATAAAGGAAAAAAGTACAAGCAAGATTTAAAAGATAGAAGAGACGAATCTAAAGGAGAGTCTAAACATCTAACAGGTCACGCTTACTCTGGAGATCATTCAATGAAAGAAGACAAGCACTACCCTAAAAGCGTAAAATCACATATAGGAAAATTAATAAAAAAATGAAAAAAATATCATTAATTATAGCACACCCCATATTTAAGTCTGCTTGTGCAGTTGGGATTGGGGCACTGATGATCTTAGAATCTCACCCATTATATGGGGGTTTTGCTTTTGGTGTTGCTGCAAGAGAATTTTTACTAGCGTTTAAAAAGTAATAATATGAAAATGAAAGGACTAGGAGATGTGATTAATCTCGCCACTACGGTTACTGGAGTAAAATCTGGAGTAAAAGCAGTTTCTAAAATGACAGGAAAACCGTGTGGATGTGAAGAAAGACGAGATACATTAAATCGAAAATACCCTTTTACAAAAGAATAAAAAATGGCATATCAAAAATTACAAACATCAAGAGCATTAAAAGTATTTGCTACTGACAACATCAATGCTTATCCAGATCCTTCTCGAATAGCTACATCAGGAACTAACGCTTCTGTTACATCTAATAAGTTAGTGGCTTCTGGAACTAGTTTTACAACTACAGTAGAAACTGGATACATTGTAGAAAATAGTACAGACGGATCTTATGCAATAGTTAAAGCAGTAGACAATGACACTACACTTACTTTAAGTGCAGATATATTTACGGGAACTTCTAAAGCTTATATCATATATAGTCAAGTAGCTAAAGAACCTTGCATCATATTTGTGGGCACAGCGGGAGACGTTAACCTATTTACTGCAGACGAAAACACTGTTTTATTTAAAAACATCGCAAACGCTTCTTTTTTACCTGTACAGACTAAAGTTGTAAAAGCCACTGGTACTGCAACTGCAGCTGACTTCATAGCTCTTTGGTAAATGTTTACAACAATTGGTGTAGGCATAGCGACTATATTTAAGTCAACACCTGGCGCTGGCGGTGGAGCATTTGCTTACACTGCTATTGATAATAGTTTTTCAATGGAGTTTGATGGGGTGGCTAGTACGTTTAATGCTGGGCTTTTTAATGATCTAGATAATGGAGATTTATCAGCTTGTATTTGGATTAATACACCTAACACAAGAACAGTTATAGATTATGTTTTTGGTAATGATGGTGCAACTGCAATATCAGGATTTGATATTATGATTGATAGATATGGTAGGTTAAGAACAAGCCGACAAACAAGAACTTTAAGAGCAGATACAGGTTATAACACTGTTGGGCTTACAACAAATACTTGGCATCATATAGCTTTTACATATAAAGAATCAACAAACACAATAAATCAGTATTTTGATGGACAACTTACAGAAACAATAATAGGTAACACGAGGAATTCAAGCCCAAGTATTAATTTACATATAGGTTCATATAATGGCACAAGTAATCATTTTCTTGGTAATCTTGATGAAGCAGCTATTTTTAATGTTAAGTTATCTGACGAAACTATAAAAGCTATATACGATGCTACAGCAAACAATCCTGGTAAGGTAGCTGATCTAAGTGAAACACCTGAAGGCGTACCTGCTGCCTGGTATAGAATGGGAGATTAATTATGGGAACAAATTACATAGCACCAATCTGGCGAATGCCAAGAAACTTTAACAAAGATAAGTTAAGTAATTATAGTATTTACTTTGATGGAAGTGGTGATTTTATAGACGGCGGTAGTCCATCTTTGTTTGATGATTTAACTTCTTTTTCTTTTTCTTGCTGGTTTAATTCTGATATAAAAAGTCAAGATAGAGGTATTTTAGGAAAGTGGTTAAGTGGTACAAATAGAAGTTTTGCATTAAATCTTGAAACAAGTGGAAATATAAGATTTATTGTGCGTAGTGGTGGGGTAGCAGCGCAAAGCTATATTAATACATCTGATTGGAGTACAGGTAATTGGTATAATGTAATAGGCACTTATGATGGCAGTAACGTTAAATTATATTTAGATGGTGTTTTAAAAGATACAGTTGCTTTAACTGGTACAGTTGACAATGCAACACAATCATTTAGAATTGGTAGATATGGTTCTTCATTGGATTTTCAAGGTGAAATTTCACAAGTATGTTTTTTTGATTACGAATTAGATTCAGATCAAAGAACATATTTATACAACTTAAACAACCCAATGGCTATAACAGGTGCAGAACCTGTAGCATATTGGCCACTAGGTGACAACTCAAATCCTACAGCAAACGCTGGTTACCCTAACATTTCAGTTGGAGCAGATAGTGTTTTTGATTTTGAAAATACAGATGAAATTATAATTCCTGAATTATCAATTTCTTCAGAAT